GAAACTTGTGGAGCAGCGCCATCTATCTTATTTCGCAGATGCTCTTTTTTTGCCTCTGCCATTTTAATATGACTTAAGACTTCTCTAACTTGTCTATCAATCTTAACCATATTGAGAGTATATCTACCCTCTTTAAGATGCTCTTGCTCCCACTGAAGATCCAGACCCCTCTTCTTTGTATAAAGGTCGTTCAGATGTTGCATCATTTTCTCCATTAATAACCTCCTCATAGGTTATTCTGTTTATCCTGTTATCATAAGATATTCCAAGATATTCCCAAACTATACCTTTTTCTCCTAACTTGTCAAGTATAGCTTTTTCCAGTGAGGCTGAGCTATCTTCACATTCAACAGTAAATTTAGCGTAATGATCATAAGCCCAGATTTTTACTAGAATTTTCTTCATTATTCTTTCTATCTTTGAAATGAGGCGGGATTGTGGCCCGCCTCAAATTTTTTAAGTATTACGCACCTTCAACACCAAAGATACCTCTGTAGTCAGATACACCAAATCTGTATCTTTCTCTAGCTTTGTATCTTACGTTTCCAGTATCGAAATCACCTTCCATCGCTGTTCTGATTGGAGTTCTTTCGAAATACTTCATACCGTTAGGCACATCAGTGATAATGTAGAACGCATCCGTGTCAGTCAAGAAGTTATTAACTCTGTAACCTTGTGGAATCATTCCCATTGACGCGATAGCGTTAATGTCATTATCAGCTGTTGACGTTCTACCTTGAGACTTCATAAGTCTTTCAGCAGTGAACTGAAGCTCACTAGGTACAATCATTCTAACACCTCTTGCAGCAACTTTTAGACCTCTTTCGTCTGTGAACGCTGCAATGTCGATTAGAGATTGCTCTAATGAAGTTTCGTTCAAGTCAGCTTGTACAGCTAACGTGTTTGATACAGTACCCGCGATTGTTGGGTGAGCAGTGTTAAATAAAGAAACACCGTCTCCAGAATCAAAATTATCCGTAGTTGGTAAACCTTGGATAAGCGGATCTACTGCTTTGATTTGTTTTGTGTTCGCCATGGATCTAGCTAACGCTTTTGTATATCTAGACGCAAGTCTGTCATACAAATTATCCTCGATCGCTTCTTCAGTGATCGCGAATGCAAGTGCGATAGTTTCCATAGTGTATCTAGCTGTGTAAGTTTCTTGAGCATTGTCAAAAACTACGCCAGAACCTTCTGGTTTAACTGCCGCTTGCGCGAAACCGGATAACATAACTTCTTCTTCAAACGCCCTGTCTGAAGTTTCTGTTACGTAGATCTCAGTGTGCTGATTCTCATAACGTTTGTATTCCAGTCCGAATAGTGCATTCAGGCCTGGTTCTAGTTCTTTAACTAGTTGTCCTCGTGATATAGCCATGTTTTTTCTCCTATTCTAACTATTATATACCGTTATTTTTAGCGTTATACAGGTGCTCGTTGATCATAACAACAAAGTTCAAATTAGCTGCGCCAATTGTACTGTTATTAATATCTGTTGAGATACCTGTCACTTTTAATTGAGCCGTACCAGTAGTAGCTGTGCTGTGGTTTAGTTCCGATTTAGAAACATTATTAGCAGCATTTCCAGCCGTTACTTCGATGTCGAAATTGTTGAACACATCTGACTGCGAGTGTGCAGTAGCTTTGTTCGACTGAATCTCGAATCTTTCGTACGGATCATCAGCCACGAAAGCTTTGATATCACTAGCAGCGATTGAACCTGGATAGTGATTAGCAAACGTAGGCTTCTCAGTTGTTGGATCAGTGTAAAAGACACCATTGAGTGATCCAAGAAGGAAAGCTTCAGAAGCTGCAGCTTGGTGAATTGTACCAGCCGCTGTTGCTGAAACCGCATCTTGGAAGAAGATTTTAGTAGTATCACCAGATGATATACTATACTCCCCTAAACCCTGGTTGTCTCTATTCTGACCGACTTTGCCGATAGCTCTTAAGCCAAAGGCAGCATCTTTGTTTGTTTTTGCCATAGAGGCCTCCTATAAAATGTACCTGCCCTTGCGGGCCTCCAGTACGGGTTTATGTTATCTCGATGGTTTTGAATTCCTAATTAGGATTTCTTTGAGCCACCAAAAGTAACACGCGATTGTCTATCAATATTGATAGGCATGCTTGGGTGCTCTTCCTTCATCAGATCGTTGTCTGCGGCTTGAACTTTATCCGCATGTTGTTTAGCATAGTACTCTTGTCTCTGCTTTGCGATCTCCTCAGGTACCCTTGCGAGCACAAGGCCGCCAACACCGATCACCCCTTTGTATTTTCCGTCTTCTACGATTGGAAAGTCTGAATCTGGATATTCGTCAGCTCTCACTAACTCATAACCTGATCTTATTCTTCCAGCCACATTTTTTGTGTCTTGAAATCCTAAGGATTCAGTTCTTATCCATCTGTGCCTAAAACCTGTAGGCGCGGGTGGTGCATCTAATGCTGATGGTGGAGTCCAAACTTTTTTATGAGCTGTTTTTTCTCTAGTTTGACTCGCACGAGAGGTTTTTTTATCTATTTTATTTTCCATATGCTTAAGCCTCCTTCGTGATTTTTAGTTGTTTCGCATATTCTTCAAGTGGCACACCTAATTTTTTAGCGATTGCGACTTGTGATGGTGTGAGCCTCACAGTTTTGCGACCTGTCTTTGTACTTCGCTTCGCTGAAGCTACTGTCTGTACTGGCTTGGTCGTTTCTTTTTCTGCCGTATCGTTATTATTAGCAAACTTATGCGGAAATTCAAGTCTTATTCTTTTATCTATTTCAGCATAATATTCGTCACTTGAGGGATCATAACCTTCTACTTCAGTTAATGTTTTATGTAGATCAAATGCAGTATAAGTCATTGCATTATCCTTACCAAACCAAGAGTTTTTCTCACTCCATGCTTCGGCCTTTGGATCTGGCGTTCCTCTAGCTGCTGTTTGTCTATTTAAATTAACTTCAGGTCTTTTCTCCGATTGTTGTTTTTCAAAAGCTTCCTGGGCTATTTTAGTTTCAGCCAATTTAGCTTTTTTGTATCCTAACTCAGATATAGCGGCTAAAGCCTCTGCTTCAGCTGTTAGATCATTTGCTTCTCTAGCGGCTGCAAGTTTAGCTTGCGCAGCTGCTACGCCTGATGTGATACTTTCTTCTGTGACAGCAACAAAATCTGGTTGCAGTTTGGATAATTTACTCTCAGCATCTTTTTGTTTTTTTAAAACACCTTGAGCAAAAGAAAGAGCTTCATCTTTTTGACGCTCTGCTTCTCTCCATTTTTTTGTTAATTTAGCAATTCTTTTTTGAACGCTATCACTGTATTGTTCTAATTCTGTATCGTCTTTCTTTTCTACTTTCTCTTCTGCTTCTGCTTTTTCTTCTACAACGGGTCTTACCGTTGATTCTTCAACAGGAGTTTCTTTCTGTTCTACTATGTCTTCCTCTTTTGTTTCAGGTACATCGACATCCATAGCTGGACCGGAAGTGTCTAAGTCAACTGTTTCTTTCAGATCATTTGTATCTGGCATAGTTTACTCCTTCTATGTTTAGTATTGATGAAGTATATCTTCGGGGTTATCTATAGTCGCTAGTACTTCATCATCATTTAGCAAACGTACTTCACCCCCGTCAATTTGAATTCTTGATCCTGCATAACGAGCAAAGATCACCCAATCACCCTTCTTGCACCAAGGACCCTCTGGATATCTCTCTTTGTCATTATAACAGTCTGGACCTTGTGCTAATACAAGTCCACATGTAGAACCAACCTGTTGTTTTTCTAAAGTCTCTTGTCCAAATATAATTCCACCTTTAGATTTTTCTCTCATCTTAAAAGGTAAGATTAACATTCGCCAACCAGTTGGCACCGGTAATTTTGAAGATTCTTTTGTTTTTAAACGCTCGTACGCGTCTACTTCTTTATCATTTTTTGCTTTGTTTTCTTTATCGTACTTTTCCGCCAAAGCATATTTAACTTTTGGGGTCGAGTTTGATGACTGTTCCTTTTTCATCTTTTTGCTCCTTTTCGTTTAGCAGGTTAGAGATTTCCTGTAAAATAGTTACGCACGTATGTGCTTGTCCCAACATATACTTATATTTCTCCATGTTGTCAACAGTGCCGGCCATCATTGCCTCTCCGATACTGTGATACTTTTCTTTTAATGCTTTCTGTATTTTATTTACGATTGTGAGTTCGTCTAATTGCATCTTTGCCCTTCTTAAATATAGCAGCGACTTTTGATTTACCCATAACCTTGGCTCGCTGTTCTCCAACGGTTAGGATCTGTATTTTTCTAGCAAAAGGTTTAGATACTTTTTTTACTTTTGCAACAGTCTTTCTTGCATCTGTTGGTGTAGCAAATTTTATACCAACAGTGTCTTTAGGATTCTCGTCAGTGTAAAGTCTTCTACCAGAACCTTTAGGCTTTTTTCCCGTTCCTTTTTTTGGATCCGCCACTGATAGCTCCTTTCAACATTTTAGCTTGTTTGGTATGAGCTTTTACTGCTTTGCCCAATCCCTTAATTACTTTTTTTATTTTTTGTTTTTTTAACATTTCCATCTCCTTCTTGCCTGACGTAATCTAGAATTAGGATCTTTGGCAGCCTTAGGAAATTTTTTCATTTGCCCTGCACTTCTCGCACAGAAGCTCTTTCTTCTTTTGGCATCCTTCGATCCTGGTTTTACTTTACCAGTCACGGCTGTTTTTAGTTTTGAACCTGGATTAGCTCTTCTGTACGCAGCTACACCAGCTTTTGTCATCCCCGCACCTTTTTTAGTAGGTCGAAAATTCTTTTTATTTCTAGCAGGCATTGTGCCTTTGTTATACAATTGTCTTCTCATCTGACTTCTTGCTATCATATTCTTTGTAGTTCAGGATTTTTTGTTGTAATATTTTTTTCTGCTCTTGGTCTAGCAATAGAGTCTTTGCTTCTTTTACGAAGTTGTGCAATAGCAGATTCTCTCAACTGTTTTTCTTTTTTTAATTTTTCTAGATCAAATTTAAAATTCATTATACTAAACCCTTATAATACTTTTGATAACTTGGATTACTAACTTTAACTCCACCTAGATCTCCAGATATATAACTACCTGTGTAATTTCTTTGTGCTTGTCTTACCATTGAGTTTTCACCGGCTGATCCGCCTAGATTTTTTTTCTTTCTCTTAGGTGCAAATGTTGCAGCTCTACTAGGTGTAGGGCCTGTATTCGCTTTGGCTTGTTTTCTTTTTACGGCACCCGCACGCTGCCCTTTGCTCATCGCTCTTGCTTTTGCAATGGGCACGCATTTTGGATAATTTTTTCTTTTTTCTCCACCACTTCGCCCACACTTTGGGTATGAGCCATCTTTTCGCTTGTTCGCAATATCGACCCAATTTTCCTTTACCCATGCTCGTAAACCTTTTTCAGCCATTAGACTATAACCATTGTCGTCATGTCTTCAACGCCACTGACTATACCTCCGTTAGCTTTTTTGGCTCTTTTCTTTTTCTTACCGCCTGGTGTAACTTTACCTGAACAAACAGCTGATGCATACATGTTAGCGTACGCCGAAGGGTACACTTTGAATTTTCGCTTTGCTGCCGCTTTACCTCTTGGACATAGTTTAGCCATTATACTTTACCTCCACGTCTAAAATATTTTTTTCCTCTCAAAGCCTCCAAACGTGCAGAAGGCTTTGCAGGTTTTTTCTTTTTCTTACCCTGCAAAGTTTTTAATAACTTTTGCAGATTTTTTTTATTAGACATTATCTATTGATCTTGCCTTTTTTCTTCATCTTAGAACCAAACTTACCGTAAGACTCATCTCTGCTAGCTTTCAACTGTGCAGGAGTTCTTTTCTTTTTGATTCTCATTGCGATAGATTCATCTTTTCTATCTTTGTAACCTTGTTTCATTTTTTTCTTTTTCACAGGTCCTCCTTTTTTATACATTTGTCCACTTTTCATTCCCATATCAGGATTATAAAAACCGGATGCTTCGTCTTTTCGGGCTTTACCAGAAATCATTTTTCCGCCACCCATTTTCATTGCACGTCCACCAGCTTTGAAACCAAAACCAGGAACTTGTTTATTGAATCGTTTATTAGGCATTATTTTTTTCCTCCGTTCCTAAAAATTTGTGTCCCCTTTATACCATAAATTGACGCCACGACAAGGATCCACAAATTGGTGAACCATGACGGGAGCTGTGAGAACATGTCGAAGAACAATTTTACTTTGTCCATCGCAGTCGGATCATCCGAGATGACCGCCCAAGCCAGCACCAACACGGGCAAACTTAAAATTATGAGAACGGCCTCGTCCTTCCAGTCCGATTGACGGGCTTCTAACAGCTTACCCTGGTAAGCTTCCTCACCTCGGGCCATCTTAGAAGCGTGCATAAGTTGTGCTTCCGACATTGCCATCTTCGTCTTCTGCTTGTTCTCGTAAATTTTAGAACCTGCAGAGACGGCTAACTTGATTGCCGACAACCACATACTAATACCACTTAGCTGTTTTCTTTTTGTCCTTAAGCATTCTTTTTGTACCTCTTACTTCTGTTTCATCTCCAGTTGGTATGTAGTTTCTTTGCATACCATCTGCAGTTGTCACAGATCTAGGGTCCAACTCAATATTTTGAGACGGAATACTTACGTCAACTGACTGTGTAAAAAACTTATCGTCTTTTTTTGCCATTTGTCCTCCTATTTTTACTTATACCAGCTCTGTTTAAAGCTATTGCAATCGCTTGCTTACGATTTTTTACTTTTTTATCAGAGCCACCAATTTTAAGAGTTCCTTTTTTGAACTCTTTCATGACCTTTTTAACCTTTTTTTGACCTTTTGTCATTTTCTTTTCTTCTTCATGCCGTTTTTAGTTTTAGGTATCACTCCTCTAGCCATTAAAATGTCTTTTTTTGTGATTTTTCCATCACCAGACACATCAGGAAAAGATTTTTTCTTTTTTACCTTCATTTTTTTCTTTTTCATCATCGATTTTCTCCTTCGTATTTTTCTATTTCAACACTTGGCATCATTTTATCTACATTTGGTATAGATTTGCTCAAGATTGTTTTTTCAATTGATGTATCAGCTCTTAGTTTTGCTAATTTTTCGTTTTGATCTAACTTGTCTTGCTTGTCAGACTGGTTCATCATCGCTTTCATACGGTCAAGATTAATTTTTTCTTGTCCTTCTCTATTTTTACGTTGATTATCCATAGCTCTAAGATCTAATTCTCTTGCTCTTAACTGTGCAATCGGATCATTACCAAAACCGGATGTAACTTCTCTCTCTTCTTTTAGGAATTCCTCCATCATCTCTGCAATCAATACAGCTTTTCTAGCTTCGATTCTCTGTTTCATCTCCTGTACCTGCATCTGCATCTGTGGATTCTGCATCATCATCTGAAGTTGTGGTAATTCATCTCTAAACTCTAACTCAATCTGTTCTTGAGCCATTAATGATATGTGTTCAAAAATATTTTTTTCCATCGCAGCCGTAACCATTGGATTATTTCTAGCAATATTAGTCGCCATAAAATTTAAATGTGAGGTTATGTGTGCTCTGTGATCCTGACCAGGAAACGCTTGAAAAGGTTTTCCTGATAGTGCCATAATATTTTCCATACTTGGATCTAATGGCGTTGGTGGTTGTGGTTTCATCAATAGTTGATCAATATCTTTTACACCTAACGCTTCGTACATATTTCTATATGCGTTGTACATATTATGCATCTGTGGATTTGACGTTGCCAGTTGCAACTCCGTTTGCGCGAGGGAAATACGCTGAGTTTGTGAAAAGATGTTGGGATCAGCAACTGGCACAATATCTACCCGATCATCAAAGTCTTGTTGTTTAATCATCCTTTGACCCCCAACTACGTCGTACGGATATTCCGGCGGTAGATATAACTTGAAAACTCTTGCTAATAATTTGAATTCTTTTTTAAGAGATGAATAGATTCTTTTGTGTATGGCTGACATAGTTCTTGATCCTCTTTCAAGGAGAGCAACCGTTGTACCAACAGCAGCCTGTTGGTTGCCATCACCAACCTGTAGATCTGCAATCGATGCAAATCTCTGACCAGCCTGCACCACAATACCCATCAAGTTTAATAACGTTGCTGATGGTTCTTTAAATGGCAACATCATAAACGAATCTTTTAAGTTACCACCAGGAGCATCCACATCTCTGAACTCACCAGGTTGTATTGACTGCGCATCATCTCTGATTCTGATGCCACGCATTTTAAATCCTGCGGGTAGGTTGGAGAGCGTACCCGCATCCAATAATTGACGAAGAGCTGCTGTTGCAGTTCTAGACAGACCACCAATCATATGGATGAGACCGAAGCCATAGAAACCTAATCCAGGTAAAAATTTAAAATGAACAAAGTAATCTATTTTACTTTTCTTCGGATCTCCAATTTCGTAATTTCTTCTAATCGATAAGACTTTTCTTGTAGCTAATTCTACAGTTACAATATATGGAATTTTAATTCCTGACGGCTCACCTTGATCATCAGTGTGTTCAAAACCTTCAAGATCCAAATTAACATGACACTCTAACAAAGTATAAATGTCATCGTCTTTAGATTTTCTTTGGCCCTCAAGTTCTCTTTCTTTTTTCTCCACATCGTTTTCTTCATAGCCTGGTGTGCCTAACTCTATATCTAAATAAAAACCACCAATCTGTTGTTTTCTCAAATCGTTCTTTGACATCTTAACCCGGTGAATGACTGCCTCCGCATCTTCTAATGAGGTAGCTGAGTACGGGACAATCAAATCATCTGCAGGTACGAACTTTGACATTGCTCTTTGTTCAAGTTCATCGTAATAAATTTTTTTAAACGCTGAACCTGCTAGAGGAAGATAAAAGAGCATTGAGTCAAATTCTGGCTCATAGTCTTCCATTTTTTCCATGAGCTCGTAATTCATGTAATCTTTGACACGTTCTGCTTGTTGTGCTTTTTCTTGATTAGGTGCACCAACAACTTGTGTTCTTACCGGTCCGTTTGCTGGTAATAATTCTTTATAAGCTAATGCTTGAAACTGTGTTACTGCCTCTGCCAAAACCGGATGGGTTGCACCTGATGCTCCCTGAAAGGGTTCTGTTCTCATGTCGTATTTAAAACCAAGTAAGTCTAAACCTTTTGTATAACTCTGTTCCCAATCTTTTCTTGATGCGTTATAATCATTGTACTTACCTGTTAAGTCAGATCCTAATTCGTCCAATACCTCTTCTGGTAAAAATTCTGCTAGGTTTGCGTAATGCTCGTCACCACCTTCTGGTGATGCTGCATTTGGATCGAAATCTACTTCTACTGATCCATCATCTTGTTCTGTTACTTCTACTGGTCCTGGTGCTTGTTGCTCGGCTTCAACAGAAGTTTCTACTGCTTCTGCGATCTCTTCTTCACCGGGAATACTAACGCTGCCTCTTGGACCTTGCGTCAAGGACTTGTCTATTTTGTCTGCCATTTATTTTCTCCAATTTAACTGTTTTAACAGTATTATAATTAATATTCAACCCCTGAGGCGTGGGTCCTGATTCAGGCGGCAGGAGCCAATACTTAGGATAGCTTTGCGATTTGTCCCGCGTATTTGCCATACACTGGTCCTCCCTCCGATTTTGGTAGTCTCATAAATTGATCTGTTCCTGTTTCAAAACTTTCTAATAAGTCTGTTATCTCGTCTGTAGCATAGCCAAAAGCTGTGTAATATTTTTCTAAACTATCAGAAAACTGATCTTTCAAATTTTCTTTGTACAGGGTTTTTTCTTTATTACTTAACTGATTATATTTTTTTGCTTTGTTGTTATAATTAGAAACTTTTCCTACTATAAATTCTGAGTCTACGGTAGACATATCTGCAAATATATCTGAGCCTTTAAAAGTTTCTCCTATCTTTGGAACATTTAAAGTAATTTTAGGAATTCTTTTTTCTTGACCAATAAAGTAAGAATTATCTTTTTGCTTATCAACAATGGACTTTATAATGTTATTATAATTGTCTTCCATTTCTTTTTTAATATTTAAAAGATCTAATCTATTTTCTTTTGTTATCTTTTTATTTTTAAACATTTTTAATCTATCAAAAATATCGTAATATTGATTTTCAAAACCCTCTCCTATTAAAATATTTTGATTAACGACAGGGTCTTGAAAAACTAAAGTTTGAATATTATTTATGTTTGATCCTTTTAATAAATCACTATATTTATCTCCTATCTTTATTGATAAGGGATGTCCAATATCTTCTAAAGCTCCGGCTTGATAAACATTTACGTCTTTAGAAATTTTTCTAATTTGTTGATTAAATCTATTAAATAAATTTCTTAGAGGGTTATCTAGTTTTTTTAAAATTAAATATCTTTCTCTGGGGGCTACAACACCTGTTCCTTGACCGTAAGCCTGTTTGCTTTTTGACCATTCAGTTAATTTTAAAATAGCATCATTTAACTTAAAAAATCTTTCAGTTTTATTTAAACCTACCCCTTTTTTATTATCAACACCTAAATTTTTTAAATTAGTTCCTAAAGTTTGAACTGCATATTCATTGTTTTTATCTATTCCAAAAACATCGGCTAAAGTTTTTAAATTATAAAATTCATTATTTTTTAAAGTTCCATCTTTTATAAAAGACTTTACTTTCTCTTTAATTAGTTTTGGATTATTACGAATTATATTAGTAGCTGTTTTAAAATTATTTTCTGAAGGCTTGATATCTAGAACAGAGGATGTGCTAAGTCCATCTTCTAATAATGGATATGTTACAATACCTGGATTTTCTTTTGTTCCAAATCTAATTCTGTTCTTAAAAGAATTAGTTCCCATTTTTAATTCTTCATTTAAATGTTTAACTGTTGCAGTTACACTTCCATCAAAATGTTTATTTTTTAATTTTTCAAAAGCAGTTAGATATTCTTTATCTATTTTGTCTAATCTAAATCTTGTTGGAACTTTTTGAATATCTTTTTCTTTGTCTTTAAAATATTTATTAAATTCATTTAATGTTTTAACATCTCTAAAAATTTTTTCAAAATCAGGTGGCTCTTGATCAGGTTCTTTTTTATCTTTTTCAACTTTTTCTATTCTATCTACAATTTCTTTTTTCTCTTCATCTTTATCTTTACTAAAAAATATGTCTTTAATTCTTTTTGCACCTGCACCAATTGCAAGTGGAGGTATTACAGCTCCAGGTATATCTAAAGGTTTAAAGTCAGTTGATGTAGGGTCTTTAGTTGGAAAAACAGGGTCGAGAGTTTGAACAGATAGTCCATCTTGAAAGTCTTTACGCTTAACAGTTCCAGTGCCTTCAATAATCACATCATGTAATCTTTGATTCTTTGCTCTATCTTGAAATTGATATTTTAAATCTTGTACAATTTTAATTGCATCGTCAGCACTGAACGTGCCATCGTCTATTCCTTTTTGTGTAAATTTATTTAATGCAGATTTAATATCTGCAAGTGGTAAAGCTTTGTTGTGATAGGCTCCCACATATATCTCTGCTTTATTTTTAAAATCATCAATTGTAAAAAGATCTAAACCTTTTGTAGTTGTATCTACCTGCATAGATTTTGATGGCTCTGCAATATCCTCTGATCCCTCGGCTAATAAAGTTCTACCAAGTGTTTGAGCTTTTTCTTTTGCTTGTAATTTTTGGACAGTTGTAGGTGATTCGATGTACGAAGTTATCGCCTTCCCATAATCAGCGATCTTCATGTTATACTCCTAGGATAGCAGGTAATCCTCCGGCAGCAACGTCAGCTCTAGCTTGACCATATTCTAGTCTTAAAAACTCATCGATATCGATGATAGGCATTCCAGGTCTTTGCTCGTTCATGTCGTATTTGTACTGCTCGTACATTTCAATTTCTTCAGGTGCATATTTACCGGGTTCGTAACTAGCTAGACTTACGTTATCTCTATTTCCAGCTCCCATTGAACCAGTCATTTCCATCTGATAAAAGTCTTTTATCTCTTTTAAAGATCTTGGTCTTCTGCCTTTTTGCTTAATAAATTCTTTGACAACCTCTTCTATTCTGATGTTCATGTCCTTGTTGCCTGATGCAAGCTGTAATGATCTGATACCCTCTTCTTCCATAGGTCTGCTTCCTTTTAAAATTTTTTCGAAATCGCCGATTGGATCCATATCGATTTCTTTGATTTTTATATTATTCCTTTTTATGTAATCAGTCAAGGACTCTCCTGCCTCTACTCCTACACCAGAGTTATAAGAATCAATCACCTCTTCGTAAGTTTCAAAATCCATTAATAATACGTCCTCTGTTTTGGTTCTACCGGTTCATCTATATAGTCTTCAGGGTGAGAAATCAACCCACCTTGTCTGAATCTCATCAGTGCCTGGGTCATACTATCGACCAGGTCATCATGATCACCATACGGAAAGGCAGCGCATTCTTCTATCACCTCTTGAGCAAACTCCATTTCTTTGGGCGCCCATATCAGCCCCGACTCGAACATCGGTGATACTGCGTTTACTCTAGTGTGCTTATCGTTGCCTTTACTAGGTGTGAAATTTATAACAGGAATACCCATCTTACGCAACTCATAAGTTAGTGGCAAACCAGATGCTTTAGATTCAATGATAACTGTTTCTGGATTCCAGTAGCCGTATTGTTCGAGCGCGACTCTACGAAGTTCTGGAAACTCGTATCTGGCTTTTACAGCGTCAACTAAAATTAGATTTGGTGGACTATCTTCATTTGGACGAAAGACTCCCCATGTCGTAATTGCAGAATAGTCTGCAGTTTGTTTTTTCATAAAAGCTGTATCGTAAGATTGTATCACATGTTCAAGTGGTGGTAGTTCATCTGCTTCCCAAGGTTTCCACCATTCACGTTTAATTAGTGCACCTTCTTCGGATGTTGGATTCTGCATATATTGTGCATTCCATTTTGATAAAGGTATAGATGCTTTTACAGATTCTAGATCCTCTAGTTTCCAATACTCAGGCCAAACAGGTTCGCCTGATGGCATGATAGCAGGGAATTCTACAACTTGCCATTGATCTGCCTTAACTTCTTTTTGTGCGTTAAGTAATCTACCTGTCAAATCTTTTTCATTCCAACGAGTCATAATTACAATAATAGATCCACCAGGTTGAAGACGTTGTCTAGGTCCTGATGTATACCATTCGTAGGTCCGTTCCAAAGCTTGAGCATTCATTGCATCTTGTTCAGAATGTGGGTCGTCAATAATTAGAAGATCTGCACCCCTTCCTGTTATCGCCGAACCCACACCCGCTGCATAGTACTCACCTCCTTGGGCGGTCTCCCACTTACCAGCGGCTTGTGAATCTTCTCTGAGTTTTGTTTTGAACACTTTTTGATACTCAGGAGAATCAATAAGAGCCTTGGCTTTACGACCAAACCGCACCGATAATTCAGTCGTGTTAGTGGATTGGATAATTTTTAGTTTTGGATTTTTACCAACCATCCAAGCAGGTAAAAGATAAGATCCAAATTCTGATTTAGTATGCCTCGGTGGCATATTAATAATTAGTCTTTTGATTTCACCAGATGCAAGTTTGTTAAACTTGTCTGCGATTCTTTTGTGATGTGATCCTTCTATAAAATCTGGCCAGACGTGTTTTACGAAAGACAAGAAATCAGTTTGTATTGTATCTTGTTTTTTCTTTTCGCCATAACGATTTGCTAGTAAAGCAAATTCTCTTCTAACGTCAGCAGGTAGTTTATCTAAGTTCTGTATAAATTTTTCATTCATAAAAATTTTTCCGCAAAATTTTTTTACAAGTATTTTGAAAACTTAAAAAGTATTTTATCACTATCTATTTAAAAAACCTAGCATAAACTGTTGTGTCTGGGACCCCTTTGTCTGTAATAAAAAAACGTTTTTTAGAAATTTTGTAAAATCGTAAACCGGTGTGGTACCTCTATAGAACCCCGCGCACAACCTGTGCGCGAGGTCCCCTGTCAGAAAGGCTAGTCCAATAGGACCATATAAGCCTTGGCGTTATGTTTACTAAACCAATCAAGATCGGCTCGCACCTTATCCCAAAGTTTAGAAGCGCCGTAGCCTAATTCTTTATCTTCTAAAGTTGCTGCTAATTCATTCATGAATATTCTGTCATGTTTGATTGCCTCTTCTTTTGTTAGCATAACAGACTCGCCATTGAATCTGTTTCTTCTTTCTTCTGTTCTTTCTGTTGACATGTTTTCCTTTCTGTTAATAGGATAATCCTATCATGTCTGCCTAGTATTGTCAACCTTAATATCCCATTGGTTCCAACCATAACCATAAGATGTTTCGTGTCTTGTTTTTTTAGGATCTTCAATAGGTGTTTCCAGAGCCTCGGTCCTAGGGTGTAATCTAACTTGTTCTTCCCAATGTCTATTCATGTAATCAGTATAACAACCCTGACTACAAAAATGTGACCAAACTGTTTCCCTGTTCCAATTATTTTCTTTTATCTTACGAGTTCTTAAAACCTTTGAGCCTTTAACACCTCGCACTCTGTCAACAGTATGTTTTTCATGGCACTGTGGACCATGACACCAATTAAAGTTGCTCATCGTCTGCCCTCAACATGTGGGAACATAAAGAACCATTTAACTGTGAATGTAGTTGCAATCGCAAAGCCTAACCAAAAGTCAAAGTGAATTGCTAAAACCACACCTAAAAAAATCATCGCAAAGTGTAACGCGAAATATATTGCCTGTAACATAATTTATTCCTTTCTGTTTATGGGACAATCTTATAGGATTGTCCCATATATGTCAATCACTAATTCAAATTATTTTGTTGTTCAAGGAGTAATTTTTTAGCGATTGCAATTTTTTCATCTCTCGTTTGTTCAACCTCATCTGTCAAAAGATCAGCTAGATTACTTGGACTATAGATTGATAAAGCCATACTAGAATGTGCGTCTAATACACTTTCATTTAAAACAACACCAAGTTTATCTGCAAGTTCTTTTGCTTGGTCAAAGTATCTGTAAGATTTCAAACCAAGTTTTAGTTTTTCCATTTTTTTATTTACATGGGCAAACATCTGTTGATGACATTTGATTACATCTTCTTGTGCAGTTTTGAAATTACAAAACCATAAATAGTTTTCATGGTCAGTTTTAAATTTTCTGCTAGAACAATAATCACTACCAATTACCCAAAGTTTAAAGTCATTATCCCACTCATCTTTAGGGTACATGACATTACCACTTACATCATTACGACTACTATAACCCAAAAATTTATTTACTGCACTTTCGGAATTATAATAAGTCGGATTTCTTTTTTCGTAATTGTCAGCAAGTCGGACACTATAATCTGCGTCAATGCCTTTCGCTTTCATCTCATCACGATAGTAAGAGGTTAAGAAATCTTTCTCACTATCAAACTTGATATAAACATCTTGTTCTCTCTCAACCATGTCGCCATGATAATCTTCCTCAAGTTTCATTTCATTTGATTGAACATGAAAACAATTATCCTCGTAAAGTTGTCCACCATTTCTGTCACCATACTTATTAATCATGCCTCTGATTATATCAACATCTTCTTGTGGTTGATGAAATCTTACGAGATTATTTATTTTAACTTTTGCTTGTTCTCGCAAATTGTTATACGTTTCTTTTGCCTCTGTCCAAGATTTCTTAAATTTTGAATTAGTTTCAAAATGATCTTGAAATACATCTGCAATCACTTTTCGCTTATCTGCGTTTAGTGTTATTCTTTTTTGTTTTTGCATAGTTGTTTTTTCCTTTCTATATCCTATATATTCCTAAACTAATTGTATTTATATGTCAAATAAAAAAATAATTATTTTTTTTGTTTCTGCCTTATTTCTGCCACATTAATATGGGATTATCCTAATATGAAAGGAAAAAAGAATATGGAACTAAACAAAACATTTAAGATAACTTTTTGGGCTAAGAAGCACAAAAAGCATATAACACGTAATGCAAAATGGACAGATCTTTGTAGATACTTTACATCTAAAAAAGGTGTCCCTTGCATAACTTATTATGACCTGGACAATGAGGGTTATAGAACTGCAACAACAACATGGAAGGTGCAATTATGAGCAGACCAATTTTTACAGATGAAGAACTCCTGAAATTTTTTAAAAATTTTCAAGAGATAATTAATGCACAAAAAGAATTAAATGTGTTGACTGATAAGAGATTAAAACTTTTAGAGACGTCACAATTTCGTCAACCTTTAGTGTTAACAAAGGAGATGGAAGTTAAGAATTAAGCTAATGCAGAATTAAAGCTGTAGGCTATAATGGGACAGATCCTGTATCACACCGCCCGCCTTGGGGCCGTCTTTACAGGGTGCTGATCCCTGGTCCATTAGTTGTTTACACTAATATCTGATCAGACCTGATGGACCTGGGATCAGTGAGAGGGTGTACTAATTCCGGACAGCCTCACTGGTCATTGATCAGTCAACGCGCCGCCGCCGCTAGATCACAGAGACTCTGGCGTTGACTGGTCTAGTTTAGAAAGGTTCTAAAGTAGAGCTTCAAGCTTCAAGCGGCAAGCGTCAAGCCTTGACAGGTGACGAGCTCTATAGTATAGGATTATAAAGGATAAATTATTATGAAAACAAATGAAGCGTTAAAAATTGTCGGAGGACTTTCAAAGCCCTCAAAGATGCCTGGCTGGGCCTATGGGTTACCAGCTGCAGAATGCAAGACTGGATCAAAGCTTGTCAAGATTCCTGGCAGCGTTTGCAGTGGCTGCTATGCATTAAAAGGTTGTTATGTGTTTCCAGTTGTTCAGGCTGCACAGTACAGAAGACTGGAAGCAATACGCTCACCGCTGTGGGTTGGCGCAATGGCATTACTTATTAATAGTAAAAAATCAAAAGAGTTTCGCTGGCATGACAGCGGCGACGTCCAGGACGAAGAGCACCTGCTCAAAATTTTTGCAGTCGCAAGGCTCACGCCTGAGACCAAGCACTGGATGCCGACCCGGGAGGCATGGACAAAACACTTTCTTCCGGAATGCCCTAAAAATTTAGTTATAAGATTCTCAGGCCAGATGATCGATCAACCTGCAATTGCAAGCTGGCCTAATACGTCGACCGTGTCGACGAAGCCTGAGGACAGGACCTGCCCGGCACCGGATCAAAATAACGAATGCAAAGACTGTAGACAATGCTGGGATCCTGATATAAAAAACATTTGTTACGGTAAACATTAATGCACGTATTTAAACATCCAAAGTATTATAAAGAATTACGCAAGCGTAATAAATCGGATCAGGTCATTAGCTTAAGAGCTCGCGACGGCGAGTGCGAGCGTGCACCTGGTCCGGGCCACAAGCTGCAAGCCTCAAGCGGCAAGCGTCAAGCTGGTGCGGGTGGCAAGCCGCAAGCTGCAAGCCTCGAGAAGCAAGCCTCAAGCCCCGAGGAACAAGCGTCAAGCCTCAAGCCCTGAGTATCAAGCTCCTTGATAAACCTTCCCTCATAAAGTTTTATGGAGTTAAGACCAAGGGCCTTAACTAGGATAAATGTATTGTCAGGATGTTTTACGTGAAACGCAATTTGGTGTGGAGACAGGCGTACCTTGTTGGTCTTTGTTACTTTTAATTCGATAGTGAAAAAGTGGCCACCACTAGTATACCCCAGTATATCAGGAGTACCCCATGAAGCAGTATTTTCCACGCGTGTAAATGATAATTTGCAATTATTTTTAAGATTGAACGTTTTAATTTCATACCAAAATTTCTTTTCTGGATTCACTACTACACCTCAATCAATTGTCAAATTATTTCATAAAAATTTGTACAGAAATTCTAGGCATCAATGGACTCAGTACAGGGTTTACTTTATGTGCGATAGGAGCTTTTACTATCACCAAAGAATTACCCACGACAGGTAAAAAGCCATGACCATTTGTATCGGTAAACATAAGCTCACCACCCCACTGTCTATGCCATTTGTTATTTAAATAATAAGTTGCACCATACGTCCAGCTACCATCATCATGCCAGTTTATACCAGTGCCTTTCTCAAGATAATGAATTGTAGTTGTCATGTGTTTTAAATCAGGCAACAGGCAATAAGGATTGCTACGTAATTCTTTTTTTAATATCTCAAAGGGCGGATACTTACTAACCTCAACACGCTTTGGTGGTTTCATATTGTTATACAGAAAACTATTCCAAGCACTTTTAACATCTTTTAAATTAAGGTTATCCCGCTCTCGAATGATCGCATTGTGAATACCTTTGTAAACATCTTTATCAAGAAAGTCATGTATCCACCAAATTTTTCCAGGGATTGAATAAGATAACCTCACAATTTTTTAACAACCTTGCCCATCTTCCACTGTTCAGGTGAGATTGTAATAGCAAGTCTATGA